TCCCCGAAGTAGCACGTCGTCGCCCTGGCGCAACCGCACGGCAGATTGCGGCTGAAGCTGCCGACAACGTGAACCTCATGTTCTCGTCGGTCGAGCGTTGGCAGTCGGTTATCAAAGACCCAGGGTTACGTGATTTTCTTCAGACGGTCATCTTTTCCACGAACGAGCAGGAAGGCTTGATTCGCACAGGTATCCGTGCTTTCAGACCACTTGGGAAGAACGGGTCTGCGATGCTTGAGTGGTATGTAGGAGGGGCTATCGGCATCGCTGTTATTGCGAATCTAATTAACATTGCTGCCACAGGGAAAGGGCTGAGTCTGGGACAATACAGTCCCATTAACCTCCGAGACCCGTACGGAGGCTTTAGCGCAGAGGAACTTGTAGGGACTGAGACCGACCGGGACGGAATCAACCTCGGCTATAACCGTAAGTTCCTTTCACCTGTTATCCCGTTCCTTAAAGGTGAAGGGGGTCAACCAGTTCGCGCTGACCTCATCGGACAGATGGACACGATATTCAGTTGGGCTACCGCCCCGTTCGATGCTGTTGGCGCGCGCTTGAACGTTCCAATACGAGCATTTATGACCCAAGGGCAAGGTGAGGCTTTCGGCGGAACTCCTGTGTTGACATCAAAGGACCGTGCGGTCGTTGCCCTCACCGACCTTACATCTCCGATCAGCCTGCTTCAAGGAGCGAACGCTCTGAACCTGAACCCGCTTGAGGCTGAGTTCGAGAAACGTAAAGGTGGGCAAGGGGCTGGGTTTCAAGCCCTAACAGGCGTCCTTGTTCGTTCACTCAATAACGAAGAGGTTGAGGCACGCTCGACAGACGAATCACTAACGCCAGAAGAGCGACAAGAAGCGACTACCGAACTCGAAGTGCGGAAGCAGCGGGCTATCATTCGTGATCTTGAGACATTGCTTGCGGGCTACCCTTCAGAAGAAAACCGCCCCGGCATGGAGCGAGACCTTGAGGCTGCACGCCAGCGTCTAGCCGCAGCGGAAGGGCGAGAGCTAGTTCCTCGCGGTGGCGCAGGTCCACGCCCATCCATCCCTGGTTTCTAATAACACCCCTATATATAGCGATTCAAAACCAATGCGCTACACTATGGCGTAGTTAGGAGTCTTCATTTGGTTACACCAGCAGATACGGTTTCGACAACTGAGGCAGTTGTTGATTCTCCTTCAGTAGAAGCTGCCGAGGAATCTTTTGTTGCGAGCGATGTAAGCGAGGCCCAGGTTTATCAACTTGGCCCCGATGACGCTCTCGACGAGGAAACCCCCGCAGAGACACTAGAAGAGGATCAACCTGTAGCGGTCGCGTCGGAACCCGAAGCTACTGATGAACCTGAAGAAACGGCTAGTGAGCCTGCTACTGAAGAGCCTGCTGAAGAAGTTGCATCTCCGGTAAACATAAGAGATACCGAAGAGTTCCGTAATCTTCAGGCATCAGCGGACAGGCAGATCGCAGCGGCGCAGACTGAAGCAAGACAAGTAGCAGCCCAAGCCGCAGAAGCAGCATCTCAGCAGGTAATAGAAACCCAGGTTGAGGCGCACCGCAGAGACCTCGCGACGTTCTACGACGAGCAGGGGCTTACACCAGATATGTATGCCCAGCGGGTCGCAGAAGCAGGCGACAATCTTGCGGGAAGATTGCGGAGCGAAGCGCAAGCCGAACAGTTAACCGAAGCACAGACAGCCCAGCAGAGTCAAGTGGTTCAACAGAATCAAAATGCTGCGATGGGTATGTTGACGGCTTTCACAAAAGACCTTACCGAAAAACACAACCTTTCCGAGCCAATCGAGACTGCTCTCAACAAGGTAGCTGCTTTCGGGATAACGAGGATTTCGGAGTTTCAGGACGCTAATAACGGCCTGTCTCCAGAGTTCAGTTATCTCGGGGAAGCTATTGCGGAGATTGCTGCCGAGGCGGGGAAGGTTGCGACATCTAGGGCAGAGACAGCATCGGCTGAAGCTAAGAAGTCGGTTGTTCCCGCAGGCGGTCCAGAAAACCAACTGGATTCCGGGGGGAGCCAATCGGGTTCTCAGTCAGATACACAGTTCATGGCGGATTACGCCGCAGGACGAAGCGACGACACAGCACGAGCCATATCAATCCAGCAAAAACGTGGAAACATGTAGCTGGGGCTTGGCCTTTAATTGGAGTAAGTAATGGCAACAGGGACGACATATACATCCTCTCTTGCTGACTCCCTTCCAGATATTGTGAATCAGGCCCGTATCGTCCGAGAGACGAAGGGTGTGATGTCGCAACTGGCCGACCGGGTAAAACTCGGTACGGGAGCAGGTAACAGTTGGAAAGAAATCTCGCTGGCGCAGTTGACTGCATCAGCAATCACCGAGACCTCTGAGGAAGACAATCCCCAGGTTCTCGCAGACACTCCGTTTTCAATCACGCCCGAAATGATTTCGGTTCACACGTTCCTTACGGACCGTGCGGCTCGCAACGTCTCGAAGGCCGTGATTGCGAAGACGGGTGCTCTTGCTCAGAACGCTATTGAGCGCAAGAAGGACATTGACGGCATCACCGTTCTTGACGGTGCTACCACGTCCCTTTGCGGAACTGGCACGACCCTTACGTCCGGGCATGTGGCCGCAGGTGTATTTCGCATCCGCAGCAACGCTACCGAGACGTGGGATGGCCCGGTTTCTTTCGTGCTCCACGGCTTTCAGTCCAAAGACCTGTACGACGAATTGGTCGGTGGCGTTGGAACCTACCCGGTTCCTGCTGGTGCAACTGCTGAAGTTTACGGCAGGGGCTACATGCTTCCGATTGCAGACGCAGCGTTCTTCCAGGACGACAACATTCCGATTGACTCGACCCCGGACGCAAAGGGTGGCGTTTTCGCCTCCGGTCCCGGTGGAGCCATCGTTCTGTGTCAGGCTCGTGCGCCGTTCGTGAAGATGGTTCGTGACGAGTTCATCGGTGGTGGTGGCACTAACATGCTTCACCGCGACGAGTACGCGTACGCCGAGCGATCTTCGGGCAACTGGCTCTTCGAGATTCAGAGTGACGCAACTACTCCGACTAGCTAACGATGCTAGTTAGAGGCTCAATTAGAGTCTCTAAACAATCAGTCCCAAACCCGCCTTATCGGTAAGGGGACGAGGTAATAGAAAATGGCTATAAACGCTCAAGGAGAGCCGGGTCGCATCCGACTTTTCTACGACTTCTACGGCGAAGACTCAATCGCTAACACGGCGGAACTTCGATCACTTGGCCCTTTCTGCGTCGGTGGACAGGGTAATGCTGAAACAGATGCTGGTGTTCCAACTATTGCTGGGGTTCTTTCTGGTGCTGGTCGAATTACCACCACCAATGAAGATAACCACACGACGATGGTTGGCACTCAGGCAGCATTTGATGTTGGCCTTAGTGGGACGATTGTTCTTGAAACTCGTGTCCAACTGGAAAACCTCGACACTAAAGAGGTATTCATTGGCTTTTCAGACATTCCGCCTGAGACGCTTTCAATCGAAACGAACATCCTCACGGGTGCTACTGCAACGATTACGAATACCGCTTCAGACTTCGTTGGTTTCTTCCTGTCAGCAGAACTAACTGATGACGAAGATTGGCACGCTGTTTACAACGGTGGAACTGCCAGTGCTGTTACAGCCTCCGGGTCATTGGACCTAGACGATGACGCTGTAGCTGGTGAGTGGCAAGTCCTTAAACTTGAGATTGACTCAAACGGGGACACTCGTTGGTACATCGACGGTGACTTGAAAAAGACCGTTTCGGGTGCTGCTTCTACTTCTGTAAACCTTGCACTTTGTGTAGGTGTTGAAGCAAAGGGAGCGGCTATCGAGACTCTTGACGTAGATTACATTCTCGTCAAGTCAAACCGTGACTGGAACGCCTAGTCAATAGGTAAGAACGCCCTCGCCCTTCGGGGCGGGGGCAACAACTCCAAAGGCAACCTATGAGCGCAGAAGAGATCATTGGTAGGCAGTTAATAGAACTTGATAAGTTGGAGTCCCAGCTTGGAGCCACGGTATCCGTGATCCACATGCTCAAGAACCAGACAGTTACTCTTGACCAGATTGAACTTCACGATGGCGGGTTCACCGTCATTGATTTTGAGCAGGTAGAACAGGAACCTGTTGCGTGACGCTATTAGTCGGAACCTTCTCTATCCGCAAGGACGAGCCTGCCTGGAGTCTTGAGGAGTTAAACCTGCCTCCAGCCGACTTTGGCCCTCCACGTCGGTATCAGATCGTCAAGGTTGTTCGTAACGACCGGCTTGTCGAGCATCGGACTGATATGGGGCCGGTATCTGCCTTTG